TCATCTAACGTACCTGTAAGACCTATTCTATATTTACAATCTGTTAGTTTAGTCATTATCTTTGTTAATGAAACAGCCTTGAATAAGTGTGCCTCGTCACCTATAACTGCACCATAGTCTTCAAAAAACTTCTTTGGCATTTTGTATAGTGATTGCCATGTTGATATAACTATACGTTTATCTTCATCTATATCATAACCATGATATTTTCTACTGACATTTGTTTCAACATCAAAACCATAGTCTTTAAAATCTTTGTATAATTGTTCTACTAATGATGTTGTAGGCACAATGATTAAAACATTGTTGTTTATCATATTCATATAGTGCCTAACAAGCATGTATATAATAAGTGACTTACCAGAGGCAGTAGGCGACAAAATCAGTCCTCTTTCATATTCTAGTGCAAATTTAAAAGCGTTAATTTGATAGTCCCTCGGCGTGATAGACATATCATAAGACTCGATTAAACCGTCTATATCGGCGGCTATGCCGCTGTTATGTGCAAGGATTTCACTAGATTCGACTATATGTACATCTTTCTTCTTACACCAGTCTTTTAAGTAAGGATATAATCCAACATATAATTGACCTGTAGCATACGAATATAGCCGTATCTTTCCGTCCCAAACTCTATTACGAAATTGAGGCGTAAACTTGTAACCAGGCACTTCAAAGGAGAAATAATCTGATAACTCTCTACGGATACTTGCGTCTGCGTCAATGCGTAAGTACACGTCATTGACCTTGTCAACTATGATGTTTTGCATTTTAGATTACGCCAGATGTAAACTTACGCCAATCTATAGCGTTCTTTATTTGAAAGCCACGATTAGAAATAATCTTAACTGTTCTATCTAGGTAGTCAACAACACTTTGTATATAAGTTACCTTTTGTTCTAACTTAATAAGTTCATCATCTGCTTTAAGATATTTGTCAACGTCTTGTTTTAATATTTTTAAATTAAAAGGTTTTACTTGATACACACCAGGGTCTGCCTTGCCTGTATAGTATTCCCATTTCTCTCTTGTTAATCTTGCCAAGTCTTGTTCGGCTTTCTTTAATAGATTAGTATATTGATTATGAAACTTCATATACTTGTTATGTAACTGTGGTGTTTTTAATGATTCTAAATCAAGTTCAGTATCATTTATTTTTAGGTCTTTGTCGGCGAGTGCCTGTAGTTCGTCAAATGTCATAATATATCCTCATTGTTTTTTATATTTAGTTTCAAATTAGCATTGTGGTTGTACATAGGATCGTAGTATTCTTCTAACTCAGGAAACACTTCAAACAAATGTGATTCCCATTTAGTACCCTTGTAAAAGTTATCTTGCTTTAAAAGATATTGAAATGTGTCTTGTATATTAACATCTTCATCAGCTGGCTTTCTTAATGCAGCTTGTATGTCAGGCCACTTTTCATATTTAGAAATTAAATTTTGTTTTAATTTTTCTGGTAAATTATTTACTCTTAAATGTTTTGGGTTTTCTACCATTGCCCAATTGATTTGATCTATAAGATTAGGTCGTTCTAAACAATAATCTATAACTTCGTAAAATCTCATAACGCTTAAAAATGAAACTAAACCATTAAAGTCAACAACCACATTATCATACTTTCTACAAATTTCAGTATTTTGTATAACTTTATTCCAGTCTGTTCTTCTTCTCATATATTCTATAACAGGACCTACACCATCTACAGAAGCAACCATAGATACAAGTTTAAAATGTGGTATATAATTAAAGATATTATGTTTACCTGCTTTTGTTTCTGTGAAGTTTGTTTGATACTTTATCATAATATTTTTTGCTTCATCCATGTCTATTAGTTTCTGTAATAGTTCATAGTGTTTTTTCATAATCAATGGCTCACCACCTATGATTTTAATACTACGTATGAACGGTGCTAACTCTACAGTTTGTTGTATCATATCTTCAACGTTTTTACTGTTAAATGTTTTGTATTCACCTTTGCCGTAATTTGTATTACCAAATATTTCTTCACTCCACACACCTTTCTTTGCAACTTGTTGACGTGTTGTTGAATTTTGGTGTACACACATATGACAATCTAAATTACATTCATCACCATAAACCTTTAATTGTACTTCTAATATTCTTTCTTCAAACTCATATTGACCTGTTGCTTTGAACATTAATACCGATCGTTCTATTGCCTGCCAATAATCTTTTTCTTGTGTATGAATTTTCATACAAGCTGTTCTTCGGGATCTACCATATCGTTTTTCATCTGATATACATCTCTTACAAGTTTTCTTCACCATCTTTAGTTCAGAATTAGGATCTAACATTTCTTTACGTATCTCATTCATATACGTACTATCACGCATCCATTCTTGTAGTGTTGTATTGTTTACATTATGATTTGGTAAACCATTTTCGCCATCTGCCTCTGCCCCAAAACAACAGGCCGCATAGTTACCACTTATCTCTAAATAAACTTGATTGAAAGGTATATCACAAAAAAATATTTCTTGGTCTTTTGCTTGTTGACCTATTGTACCTTTATCAACAACAAAAGGATTGTACGCCCAACTATCTCGGTCTAACTGATCTTTAAACCACGAAGATGTATCAATTTGACCAGGTGCAGAATTGTCACCTGGACCACCTTTCGTCATATAATCAGGTAACTCTAAATCTAATTCTCTTTCTTTACACTTCATTGTATTATCAACCTGTTTTTCATTCTTACAATATCAATATTATCCCACAATCTTTCTTCTCGTATAACGTTGTATAATATTGAAGTGGCATGTAAATTTCTTTCAACCTGATTTATACCTGGTAACTGATAATCAGCACACAATGGTAAATAAATTTGCGTATGATATCCTCTTTTTGCCCAATGTATTGCTGAATATGGTTTTGATCTTAAAACACAACCTGCTAAATTTGTACCACCTAGAATTACATTGTTTATTCTATAGTTTCTGTTTTTAAATATATTCTCTATTTCTACTATACTTGGTGGTGGTTCTCTATCAGGATCAATTCTGTCCCAATTATGTACACCTTCATTATCATATATGCGTTTTATTTCTTTTAGTTTATTAGGGCCACGCTGTGTAGGATACTCGCCTAACAAATGATTTGATACTATATTAAGCTCTTTATCGTTATTTAAAAAATCCATTAATTCAGAATATCTTAAATTATTTGTGTGATCGTCACCTAATATGGGATGACCATGAAAATCAATTAATAACAATAGTGTTTTGTTTTGTATTATCGCCATACCACAACTGTTTCTTTTTCAGGTTTTTGATCTCTAGCTCTATTTGCTGGGTGCATAAATTCTCGTCTGCTTTGTTTACTGTAACCTAAACTACATAGTAAAAGAACAGGATATTTTACCCAAGGTATATCTTCCCAATCTCTATTCCATGTTTTTTCATAATAAGGAAAACACAATAAAGTTGCTGTATCAAGTCCTTGTTCTAAGCAAAGGTTAGTAAGGTTTGATGTAAACCAACCTATTTCAGTACACGTTGTTCTTTGTAATTCTGCTAGATATTCTTCGTGCATTTGTTCAAAGAAATCACCTCTATCAATACACTCTTGGTAAAATTTATTAGGTTTACATATTCTTTGTGTAAACACTAACACATATGGCGCTGTTCTAATGTGTACAAACGCTGGATTAGTACCATCTTCTTCCCACGTCTTATGTTTTTCTGAATAGTGTTTAGGTATTTTATCTTCATTTATTCTTTTCTTATTAAGCATACATTTTTTAGTGATAGATTCCTTTTCACTTACATGCTCAGGTCCTAACACGTTAACATGATATGGCATAAAATTATTTTTTGATGGTGTTACTTTCCATGCTTTATACAATAAGTCATCTATCTGCTCTTTAGGTGGTATTTTTTCTGCGTCAAATTTATGTATGTGTCTTCTTTTACTTAAAAGTTCATATGCGTCCATATTAATCCTTTTTGTGATATGGTTCTAGTTCAGGAAACACTTCAAACAAATGTGATTCCCATTTAGTACCTTTGTAATATTTATCGTTTGATAAACAATAGTCAAATGTGTCCTGATAGTGTAAGCCATCGTTACTTTCTTTAAGTAGATTTTGTATATCAGGAAAACCTTCGTATCTTGGAATAAGTTCTTGTTTTATTTTGTCAGGCAATACATTAGCACATAACTTTTTAGGGTTTCTAATATTTGACCAATTGACTTGTTTGAACAGCGTTTTATTTTGATCTATCCATTCTATCAATTCGTAAAATCTTAACACACTTAAAAATGATATTGCACCATTTATATTAACAGTTACATTAGGAAACTTTTTAACTTCCTTTATATTATTCATAACATCTTGCCAGTTTGTTCTACGTCTTATATACTCAACAGATTTGCCTATACCATCTAAAGATACCGTAAACTCAAATTGCATAAACTTTGGAATATAATCTAACAACTTTAATTTTTCCATTGACAGTACTGACATATTAGTTTGATATTTAACAAACATCTTATCAGCATGACCTGTTTTACATATCTTATCTAACAACATGTAAAAATCTTTCATAACTAATGGCTCACCACCTATAAACTTTAGATTATAAATGTATGGCGCCAGTTCAACTATTTGATCTACAACGTTTTTTAACTTTTCTCCTTTTACAAGTTCTATAGGGGTCTTTGCATAATCAGAAAATACGTTTTCACCTTTAACTTCTTCGGAGTGTATAGACTTTAATCGTGTAGTAGAGTCATAAGGTATACACATATAACAATCAAGGTTACATTTATTACCAAATGCCTTAACTTGTATTTCAAATATTCTATCTTGGAATATACCTTTGTTTCTTCTTTTAAAATATTCTACTGCATTTCTAATGCCTGGCCATATTGCATGGTCATTTGTTTGTATTTTAAGAGAGGCTTGTCGCCTTGATCTGCCGTAATGTTGTTCTTGGAACATACATTGTTTACACCATACCTTTGCAAGTTTTAAATCAGAACCTGGTGTAACCATTTCTTTACGTAAATCATTTAAGTTTTTATTGTCTTCAAAATATCTACGAATAGGTACGTCTTTTATATTAGGATTAAAACCTTCAGCAGCCCATGAGCAAGGTGCATATTCGCCTCTAGTTGTAGTATAGACCATAGAAAATGGTGCACCACAAAACCATATATCGTTGTTTCTAATTTGATCTTCTAATATATCAATCTTTTTAAACCATTGACTCATGTCAACTGTACCGTCACCGAGGTACTTGTCGCCAGGACCACCTTTGGTCATTAATTTATTTAAATGTGGATTCCTATCTCTAGGTCTTATTAGAACAGTCATAATATAATTTATATAAAAATTAAGTAGTCGTTTCTAGTGTGCCACTACCACTAACAGCTGCAAATTCATAAATTTTGTATTGAAACGTAACACTTGCTGTCAAATAGTTTACGTCTGTTGCTTGTTGATTATAATCTAAACCTGATAATGATATAGGATAAATATCTCTAAATCTTACTTCTATATTTGAATTGTTTTTACTTGTTAAGATAAACAATGTAGCGTCTGAATACAAACCACCATCATCTGAAGTTTGTTTTGATACATCACCTAACTCTTTATTTAAATCTTCTCTTGTTGTAGTAGGATATCTATCTGTGCCTGCAGCTTGTAATGATCTAAATTGTGAATGGTCTTTAGGAAATCCAAGACCAGTTAACCAGCCGTGTATCTCTCTATAGTTTTCTAAATTTTCATCTACTAAAAACTGTATGTTTAATGTATCATAATCTAGTTTATCACCAGGTATAGGTACATCTTTAAAAGGCGTAGGTTGTACAGTTGAACCTAATGAAATACCAGGTACATTTGCTGTAGTACAAAAATATTCTACTTTAGGTAACTTGATTATAGTAAACTTAAACTGTGTAGGACTCGCATAGTCCAGTTTAGTTGGTTGTCTAGTGTATGAGTTTATAACAGTCATAGTACTATTTATAAGAGTTATTAGACCAAAAAAAAGGGCGCCGAAGCGCCCTTTTCTAATTTGTTTCTCAACAAATATTACATAATGTTCGTAACTTGAACACGTCTGTAGTATCTGTTAGCGTTGATTGCACCAACACCGTCAGCAGTAATATTTCCTGACGCAGAAGCACCAGCAAATGGGTTAGCAA